CCCGTCTATAATTTAACAAACATATAAAAGCACCCTATTAGGGTAGGGTAACCCCGGAGCGGATAAACCGCCCCTTTGGATTTATAATAACTTTATGGTTATAGCTGATATTATGCCGAGAGTTTGGTATTGAACAATTCAATGACAAACTTTCTGCCTGATTCGGTCCAATACATGTGTTCTCTTGATTTCTGTACTCCGTTATCCATATAAGGATAGGGGACATGTTTGGTAAATCCTTTACTGCGGTATTTGGCTGTGAGGAAGTAAACAGAAGATTGTCTGTATTGAACTCCCCATTCACATAGTAGTTTGTTCAGCTTTATAGCCGATATACCTAAGAATGCCGCTATCATGTTTGTCGTCACAAGTCCTTCACTCGACATGATTTCATCGTAACATTTACCTTTGGGGGCGAGGACCTTTATAGTATCGTCCTTTATGGATATTTCCTCGTCTTTTCTCTCGATGATAATTTGTTTCTGGGCATTTTCAGCTTCGAGCTGTTTTAATCGTTCTTCTCTTTTGGCAAGAGTGGCTTGTGCAATGGTTAGCGCACGTGCCATGATTTCTTCTGGTGTGTCTTCTTGCTTGGTGGAGATGTAGCCGCCTGTGGTGCGGATAGCAGGTAAAACTTCGGAAGTCACCCAACGTTTGAATGCTTTTGCAGTGGGTAATTTGCTACCAAATACAAGAGAATATACTCCACTTTCATTGATAATTGTTGTACTTTGTTTAAATCCTTGATTGTCAGGGATAGCGTGTTTTGCGCTATCCTCATTATCAACGTGTTGTGAGATTGCAGAAACAGGATTTGAATATCCTAATGCAATTGCGACATCTCTGCCAACGAAATAGGGTTGATTGTTGACTTCAAGGGCACGGATTTTTCCGAATTCAGATGATTGGAATAGCTTTAATTCATTCATATCTGTAACCATTTAAAGATATGTTTGTGGCAAACGAAAAGCGGCTGCCATATACGCTGGTTACAGATGGTGAAATACCCTCGAAGAGCATACACAATATCTACGTATAGGCAACCGCCAATATGTAAAAGTATAGGCACAAAAAAGCCCAACTTCTATTGAGCAAATTAACCGCTTGCTCTGCGAGGTAAATGCAATTACCATCTGTAACCATTACAAAAGTATTGAATTTTACGAGGTAATGCTAATTATTGGGCACAAAATTAGAGCATGGAATCTTGAAAGTGTATGAATTTCATACATAATTCAACATTATTAACCTTTGAGGGCTATTATACGATTTCCTAAGACAGTGAATCGTAAGGCGAAATTCAGTTTAAAGTAAAATCCCCATATCTTCACAAATTCTGAGAGTGAATTAAAAGTTTATAGTCCGAACACAGCCAAATGTTCTGGTGTTTCATTTGGACTTTCTTTTATTGTACCGATTATAAGCTCTACGTCTTCTAATTCTATAAACCCTAAATATTTCCATGTACTGAAATTGTCAGCACTTGCACTTTTTAATTTTGAACAATCCACAAAAGAATCATATTCAAGAAAAGAATATTTTGAACATTTTATAGGCATCTGCCAATCTCTAACAGATTGGGGAACATGCTGATTGATATTGGAATTTATGATTACTCCACCATATATGTTGCCGTCAGAATCAAATCCAAGTACGATAAAGAACTTGTGACGTGAAATATCTCCTTTCTTTGGGATTATGCCATTTTTCTGATTCATTTCAATACGAAAGACATTGCCCACTTTAATTGTGTTTCGGGTAATGTCTTTCATTGAATCTTCATCTAATAAATCAGATAGTTTTGTCATGACAATGCGTCTTCCAATTCTATTTGTTCCTTTATATATTCAAGTGTAGCCTCATCAGCACCTGAAGCCTTAGCCATACTGATAGAAGATATTGCTTTTGATCCTGTCTGATTGTATGCTTCATACCACGCACTGTCATGCGACTTATTTTTTAATTGGCTAAAAGTAAGATGAGCGTTTTCCTCTATCGAAGCGTTTAATGCTTCTATTTCAGATTGGGAAATATAATTCATATTTACTTCCGCCTTTGGTAACAGGACATTTGGAGCATCTTTACCGGCAAACTGGACATTGTCTGAGAAGAGCTTTAGCAAATCGGTGTTCGGAATATCGCCTCCTTTTACAACGTCATATAAATATGTGGGTACAGGTCCATAGTCAAGGGCGTAGAAACTATCCGATGTGATACGTGCTCCCCATTTTTCTAAATGCTTCAATTCTGCAAAATACAAAATCTTGAACAAGTGGTAATAGTCAATACCACCTGTTTTTTGTAACACATATAGTGCTATTTGGATTAATTTTATTTGTTCGTATTTTGTCATTTTGAATGTTTATATGCTGCAAATGTATTTTATAAACGACATATATACAAGCATAAATAGATGAAAAGTATGTTTTTAACATATTAAACGGATAAATTGGTGAAAGATGTTTCCCCAAAAGTTGTAGCAGAAAAGATGAAAAGAAAGCGATGAAAAATTAATCTCACCGCTTTTTATATGCCTCAAAATAGACGTGTGTAAACAAATGCCAAATTAGAGTTGTATAAACATCAATTCTTTAAATCAAAGGAACTATCCGTATTTTATCGAGCAAGCCACAAACAAGGCCATAGCGCCGAATATGGCACTTGCTACTGCGATGATGGTAGTTATAATCCATTTCCAGTCTATGGGATTGCGTAAGTTAGGATTGGTGGCAAAATAAATTTTTCCATATTTCGTTATGCGGACATCTTCAAGTTCATGCCCCTCGTTCCATAGACCTTTGACAAGACCTAATCTTTCCAGCGAGTCTACGCACGAAATGAATATATGGTGCGGATAAGTGTTTGGGCAGACAATCCCGCTGCTGATTAAACGCAACACTTGCTTCTCCTGTTTTGATAGCTTGATTTGCTTCATGACCGTTTCTCTACAATGACAGCAAAAACTTATACGCTTTAAGATACTTGTTCAATCTCGGTAAGTCTTCCTCTATTATTTGAGGTAAACGGGTTACGTCCAAATTGTCCTCCAAGTCGTGCAGCTTTACTTGTCTTCCAATAGGATTCAATCTACACCGTTTTATGAAATCGTCATAGATCTCATCATCGTTACGAGTGACAGAAAGTATAGCATCCACAATATTATGAGGAAAGCCTTCCATTAGTAAATATTCAGCAGTAACTTCGGTATCTTCTATCGTGTCATGCAATAAAGCTACTATGCGCTCCTCATCTGTTTTGCATCGGTTTGCCACACGGATAGGGTGGAAGATGTAGGCTGCTCCAGCTTTATCGGTTTGTCCTCTATGGGCTTTGACGGCGATTTGAAGGGCTTTTTCTAATAGTGAATTTTTAGTACATGTCATATTCTGATTTGGGTATTTCTATACCTCCTAATATTATCTCGCAAACGGTTTCATTTGACTGTGATATTTCCTTTTCATTGCGTCTTCCTTTGTGCTTAATGAAAGCATTTGTCTTTCCATTTTCAAGAACAAGACGTATTGCAGATTCTTCAAAATCGTCTAAAATATAGACTTCTTCACCCGCTTGTAATTTTTTTTGTAGGATATTTGGGTTCATATTTATATGTAAAGATAATTATTTTTATCGGAAATGACTATAATATTCAATAGATTTTTCTACTATTTTTAGTGCTTCATTACTTGATTTATCGAGTATGCGCCATTGCTCATAATATTTATGTCCGAGACCACCTTCCATTCCTGTCTCATTATGTATTTCTTCCCAACGTTTTTTCCCAAGAATACGTTTCGCATCTTCCGGCCTTTCTTTTGCAAAAATCATACGTTCCGTATTAACTTGTATTTCCGCAGTAAGACCATTTGTGGTTCTTATGTTTACGATGTTTCCACTATATACCATGAATGATTCTGGTTTTTGCCTTTTAAGGCGTAAGAAGCCTTCCGTTTTGTACAGTTCTTCTAACACATCTTCTATTCGGGACTTCGGAACGATTATGGTTGTTCTTACAGCATCTTTAATATCGTATGGAGTTATACCTTCTGTGATGACTTTTCTTGTGATAGAAGTTGTACTCTTGAAATTAATAGGCGTAACATAACCACCATTTTTTATTGCGATCCGTTCTGCTATGGACTGTACTTCATCTCCCACTGATGATGCTCGTTTTACAATTTCCGAAATGGAACTTTCAACTGTTATTTTCTGATAAACGGATTTATTATCACGCAAAAAGTATGGTAAAGTATTACGTTTTTTTGCTGTGCTGATGCGCTCTTGATTATCTAATACCCACTTTTTGAAAGCGTCCGGTACGTCTTTAACTTCGTTCACGCTTGCTGTCGTGGCTTCACTCCGACCGTCCCATTCCCAAAACTCTTCTTCGGTTTTTAGAATGGGGATTTTGTAGCACATGTCATTCGGATGCCAGCCGGTCCAGACAAAAGTCTTTGGGTACTTACCTTTCAACTGGTCACAAATGTCATCTATGTGGTGACTTCCGCTGAGTTTGATTTCATACCCCACCACGAAGTCCATCTGCTGCCAGCGAAGGTTTTCAGCTTGGCGGTATGCCATATTGATTTCGGAAGCAGCCAAACGGATAGAACGATACTCACAATCCATTGCCCGTGATGCTTTTCCGAACCTTTCCTTGTAATCTTTTTGTAGTTGCGGGAAATCGAGCAGATATTTGGAGATTTGCTTACTTAATGTAATTGCACTCGTACCTTTTTGAATGGCACATGATATGGCTTCTTCAAGTTCTTGCTTATACAGAGTCGATTGATTCCACAACTTATCTGATATAGTAAATCCTTTATCCTTACGTTGCTGAAATGCTTTCAATGCATCATTATTGGGCTGGTATAGGATTTCGTATTTCTTCTTTCCTATGGTTGCGCCATAAGTTTGCAATACTTTGTTGGCAAGAAGATCTTGAACTTCGTTGCTGTTTTTCCATTCTTCAGAAGTGCCACTATATATTACAGCTCCGATGTCCTCAACGAACCTTTCTTGTAAGTCTCTTATCCGTTTTCTTGTTTGGGGATAATCCGACCACATAAACGGCCTATCAATGGTAAAATCGGTAATTCCGACTATTTTAGCCGCCTCTAAATTCAAATCCTCGTATATGGATTCCACAAGCATGACGTATTTGGCGAGCCGTTTATTCAGCTCGCCGTACTTGCGTTTCTGATTTGGAGTTTTGGGCTTTGCCATTGCGTATTATTTATTTTCAACCCTGTCAGGTGCTGGCATTTCCAATAAACGAATAGCTTTAATTGTTTCTTTACCCTCTAGTATTGCTTTACATAAGCGGTGGTATCCATCGGCGATTTGTCCTACATCATCAAGAATAATAGGATATTCAAGAGAACATTGATTCACCCGTTTGCACTGAAATATAAAACTATGAAGTTGATTACACTCAAACGGCTCTGCTGTCAAGTCAATATTCCATAAGGGCATATCAAGTATAGGGTATTCTTTTACTTTTGCAAAGTCATAGAGTGTTTGGGCTGTCCAAATTTTATCTCCACGGTGGTATTCACTTTCAGCGAAAGTCATATTATCAACTGGAACTTTCATTTTACTGTTCTTTCTTGATGTACACTTTGATTTCACCTCTCACATGGATCTCGTCCCCAACCTTGCAGACTGTATATTCAATCAAATCTTTTTGATTGATGGAGTTGATGATTGACTTGCGTATCTCATTCTTGGTTTCACAGACAAGCATTTCAACAGCCTTACGGTTGGACCACCCTTCGTCAACTTTATTCTTCTTTCGGTAATCCTTGATTTCTTTTTTAGTCAGGACAAGGCAGACGCCAAGCTTCCTTGCTTCGTAGTTATCAACACTTTCAATATTGCTCAATCTTTCTTGTGGATTGATTTTATAAGATAACTTAATGAGCCACATTGATATTCTTTTTCTCATAATGTTTCAGTATTTAAATTGCTGACTATCCGAATATATTGTCGACCCTGCTTTGTGAAGTGATAGTCTCCTCTTGCCGTATCTGTTCCAATGTAGCCTGCGCGTCATTGCTATAACCTGCCTGTTGGATAGATTCAAGCTGAGACATGACTGGTTTTCCGCCATTAAGTTTCAATAAGCGATCTGCTGTGGCATCTTCATCTTGTTGTATAAAGGGGGTAATGATATGTTCAATCTCTATATTATCAATTTCGCTTGCCCATGATGTGTTCATGTGCTTCAAAAATTCTTTGATGACACTTGCCTCACGTTCGAAAAGCTCAATCCATGAGCCGCTTTCGTCTCCAACCTTTAAGTGGGCGTCAGTCAAAAGCATTTGTCTGGCATCGTAACCTATGTTCCCCAAAGACTTCATGTTGTCAAAAGAAACGTCCGGCATCTGCGATTGCATCCAATAGAGTTTAAGCAGGGTTTCCACGTGATACTTCAATGCTTCGATAGATTGCGACCATGATACATACGATACGTCTCCATTATATTCCACACGGTAAACTCTACGGCTTTCTCCTTTATCTTCTCCACCTTTTATACCACCGGCTATTTTCAAAATTGGTGCTGAATTATAGGCAATCACGTCGGAGTTACGAGAAAGTGTATATTCCAATTCTTTGCGAATACGAGTTAATCCGTGGTATATAGGTACAGGTCTAAATGCGTATGCACCGGGTATTTTCATTAATCGTATTTGTTCAACAGTACCGACAGGTTCCCAACCTTTACCATTTTGTTTCCATTTATAATGTTTGTCCGATGTGTATGTCTCAAAATAAGTAATTACTTCGTCCTTTACCTTTTTGGTGTATTCAAAGGACATTGCAAGCATATCGTCAAGCTCGTCGATCAATGGATATAGTTTTACTCCCTCCATTGGCGAGTATGTCTTGCATTTTAGCTTATACTTACTATTAAAACCATATAATGTATTGGTCTTTTCTACTACGTACCAAATTGTGAAAATTTCGCATGAGGCGAAATACGCATTTGCACGTTTAATATTTTCTGTATCGATTCGGGCATACTTGTAAATTGCCTCTATAGCCTTTGCTATCTGTTGGCGGACTTCAAATCCTTCTGTGTTGTGGTAGATACGTTTTACAGGAATGGCAAACATGAACTCAGTCATACGCTTTGTAAGCAGCTTTTCAAGGCCAATGTAAATGCGTGATGCTTCTTCTTTTGTCCCGTCTTTGCGTATTTTATCTTTTCGTGTTATAGTATCTTTGGCTATTTCATGGAATGATGGTTCATACGCTTTAATAAGAAATTCCCATGAAGGAACACAAACGGATTTTCTTTTTAAGTCATTGATAATATTATCAACGGGTCGGGCACTGTTTAATATAGCGGTTATTTCGTCCATAGGCTTGTTTCGTATTACTTCATACGATTTTTTTTCAAAAATAGTAAAAGTGAATGAATTTCATATACTTTTAAACTATATTTCACACAGTATGTAGTCTACTGTATTTAGTCGCCGTATCTTATCTAAGTAATGGGATATGATACATCTACCGTCCATAAAATAATCCTTCAATCCCGGCTGTATCTTATCTAAGTAATGGGATATGATACATCATAATCACTGTAAGTTCAACATATCCAATTTTATTAAGATAGTTCAGTAGTGGAAAATCCCTACCGTTAAGGGCGTACAGCCGCCCCGATGTTCAAGTTTATTATTCCTGCTTAATTAGATGAGCAAGCTCTATCTCCAAGCATTTGTTCATTACTCGTTGGGCATCGATGATGTTCTTGTGCCTGTTATTGAGTTGTTTTAGGACTTGGTTTTGCATCTCTACATTTTCTTTTTCCACTTCTCCTTTTTCAATCCGTTCCAGCAGGTCTGCTATGAAATCTTCCATATTCACATTCCCAATTTGCTGGAATACAACTTTCTGTTGCAATACATTCTCCATGATTTTATCATTTTATAGTTAGATTTATATTATTCATTTTGGCTTTATATTCTATCTTAGTTTTAAGCCCGTAGTATGACCAGTTACGCAAGACGAAAGGTATACCCTCTGTGTTTTCCTCTTTTGCATCTTTTTCACGTTGTATATGGTTAAGTAGAATGATCTCATCGCAACGGTTGTTTACGGCGTAATTAACTAACATACGACTGTATGTGTGTAGTTTTGTGTCAACATAGTGTTTCTCTTTTTCGTGGAAGTGGTTGAGAGCCTGAACTTTTCGTTTGCGTCCCTTCCCTCCTGTGGTGTATTTGTTCTCGATCTGGCAACGTTTGAGGGATTCCTGTATTTGACGACGACGATAGTTAAATTCTTCTTTCGTGCCTATTTCATATAACTTAATTTTGTCGATGTCGTTGTTTACCTTATCGGAAACAAAACAACAGATTGGGTTGAATACTCCAAGAAAAGCATACAATTTTTTACCCTTTATAGGGCTATTTTCAGATTTGGGAATATCTACACATAATAGTAAGAATGTTTTTCCATCATTTATCTGTATGGAAGATGTTACCATCTTATATTCTCCTTTTAGTATACGTTCGACAATTACACGGTTGTTGCTTCTATCCCTACCGAATCGCATTTGAAACGGTATTCCAATGAGTGTAAAGAAACACCCGTTTCTCGTGATTCCATCTCTTGAGATGTATTCTTCAAAACGCATATTGGTAAATCTGTCGGCTTTGAAAGGGACAGGCATGTTGCTTTTATAGCTACGTAGTGACTTATCCCATGTTCCTCCATTTTTTTTGTCATCTTGATACATCTTTCTGACGTTTTGAATGACGCATGACACCATTCCCATATCAGCACTTCCTTTAAATGTTTGACTCGCTACAACATATGGTGCATTATTACGTGAAGATTTATCTCCTTTTACTCCGAGAAACGTAATAATTTCCTTATCTGTGTCGGATAGGTAGGGCATCGTATTATCTAGCGCAAAGAGATGAGAAGCGCACATGTTAGCTACTTTAACAGCTATATTGCGGTTATCGTATAGTTTTTTCAAATATAACTTCTTCAAATCTTTGTCACTTTCGCAAACAAATATTTCTATTTTTCTTGTTATTATCATAGATGATTACCTATTACTTACTGATTTCAAATATTTTTAAATGATTTGGTTTGTAATACATTATCAGTAATTTTGTTACCTGTACTATCAAATACTTCTATAGTTGGTCTACCTCCGTTATCAATAGGAGAAATAGCCTCTGATGTTTCATATAAAGTTTCTCCGTCTGTAACCATTATCTGCTTGTCATCTTCAAAACAAAGTACATCTTCACCTTCCCATGATTTTATTATTTCTAACGCTTCTTTATAACTTTCTGCTTCGATAGAAAACTGGGTACGCTCCCAACATGTTACTTTGCGGTCCTGATAAAAATCAAATGTTTTCATTGCTCTTATGTAATATATCTTATTTTATTTCACTTATTGTAAGTTATGGATATTCTGCGCCTCTTGCATTTTCCAAAAAAATCATTGTGTTGCAAAAATCAACTGCTTCTTCGTATGTTTCAAACTTAAATGTTACACTTGAACCTTTCTTTGATACTTGGTATTTCATCGTTCTTGTCTTTTAATTGTTAGTAATGTTGTTTGTTTTAGTATTGTAAAGATACTCATTATCATTGAGTTAACCAAATATTTACAACGTTATTTTGCTCATAATTAATAGTTTAACTTTTGGTAACTTTGCAGTTCCCATTTATATCCTGCTTCGTCCCATTATAAAATCTCATCATGTTTATTCTTGTATTAATTTTTTGCTTAATATTTTTCTTTTTGAGTTGTTCACCCCACTGATAGGCTTCCTCAATGACACTCTTGCAATGTTTCTTCTCCCAATTCTCGCAGAAAGGATATGACTTGTATATACTCTCAATCATGTTTCAAATAATTTTTTATAACTCATATTTTACTCCTAATTTTCATCAAATATGCTTTCGATTTTTTCGTTCACCCTGTCACATGTATCTCCAAAAGAAATGGCAAAAGATTCGTCGCCTACACGGTCTATAATGGATCGTAGGTCACGGGCGATGTGGTTGAACGCCCGCAGTTCTTCCAGCATAGGAAGGGTAACAGTGCCGTCGTATTTTTTCAGTAGTGAAAGTAAATCGACGGCGGAGGATTCTGCAATGTCCGCCAACACTGGGATTTTTCTCAGGAGGCGATTACATTTCTCTTTGTCCTCTTTGCTCATGGTGTCTGTGATTGTTTTTGCCGTGACTTGCTCACGGGTTTGCAGTAGCCGGTCGTATTGCCTTCGTAAGTTGTCAAACAGATCGAAGTCGCCCCTTCTCAGAGCCTTCTCCATCTTCCGGCTGTACTCCTCTTTCAATATTTCGATGTTCATGATTTACTTGTCTTAAATAATTATTTCAATATCAACTCTCTTGGTTCTTTGTCTTCCCATTTTACTTCTGGGAATAAACTGTCACTTAATACAACAACAGTAGTATTTTTGTCTCTAAATCCCCATGTATACTTACGTTTAAATGGTTTAGTTGAGTACATAAACAATTTTCCACTTTCGTCCCTTGCTATCCACATAACTTGCTATTTCTTAATAATTTCATCATTTATAATAAACTGACCTCTAATTTCTGTCGGCAAAATATTCGTGATATTCGCTCTATGTTCTTCACCGTGCATAGATTTGAGCAACGGGTGTATTTCTTTTGGCATAGGAGCGGGACAATCTTCGCAATGTACTACCATTTCAAAATGTTGTTTTTGTCCATTCTTGTCCTTACTACCACAGCATTCACAATGAATAGGATAATAGAAATAAGTCCTTTCTAATGGTGCTTCTTTGCCACAGATTTCACATTTACCAAATTCAATTTCTCCCATGATTATTCCAAAGTTTAACTAATTGTTTTTCTGTATATGGTTCTTTTACACCCATATTTGCATTCACATACCATATTCCTATGGAATCAACAAGTATGAACTCATTTATCTTTATCTGGTATATCTCACTATCGGGGTGTGCTTCTTTTACAGCAATTAAGGTATCTCCATTTGTATAGCAGCTTGTTAGTATAAGCGATACCAATAAAAGCAATAAAAATTTCTTCATTGTTACTCCTCCCACTCGATTTTAATAGTTGTGATGTAATCTTTTTCTGTTTCTCCATCTTCAAGAGCTTCTTTTTCTGTTGGATAAACACAACAAACTGTATCCTCGAAATCTTTATAGATATTCAACCACCCCTCTTTCTTCTGGGGGAGCATCATGAGGTCGTATTTATTGTGATTGATTATATTCTCATTACAAATTCCGTCTAAGGTATAATCAATAACCTCCTCACATTCTGCATTTTTTGAATCAACTACAAGAGCAATAATGGGGCAATCTTCACTATGTCTATCAAAGGAAATAATCCTTGCCTTTCTTCCATCTCTTGTACATACTGGCTTACCAGCTTTGGCTGCTTCAAGGTCAAACTTTTTTAAGTTGAGTTTTTCTTCTTCCATATCTTCTTTGTTTTGTTTGATTTCTACATAAATTTCATGTTCGCAACACAAATCATTGTCTGCTTTATCACATCCGGAAGATTCAAAACAACATCCATTACATGAATATCTATCGGTTGTTAAAATCTTTTGCACTAATTTACCATCTAACATTGTAGGCTCTCCGACCTTTTCAAGTTTCTTGAAGATTACAGACTTTTTGTCACTTCTATAAGTTCCACTACATTTATCAAGGTCACAATTACCTATGACATTAAAAGCACATAATCTACAAACAGTGGCACAATCATATTGTTTTGGTTGCTCTACACACTGATACCACTCACCGTTGTACTCAAATATTTCTCCTACTTTTCTTTCCATATCTTATTCTTCGTAGATTTCTACTCTAATATACTTTTTCATTTCCTTTATTTCGACTCGAATGGGAAAGTCATATTCTTCTTCAAGTTCAGCAGAATAAAGAAGCTTACTTTTATCCTTTACTTTCATAAGTTCGTCAATCAATTCTTGTACTGTCATATTCTTTTCTTTTTAAGTTTTCCACATTTCTTACATGCCAATAGGAGCTTATCACAAGTCTCGTAACGAGTGATATGTAATATTATCCACTCGTGTGAACATTGGGATTTCTTCAACCATTCTTTCATAGAAACATTATAGATTAAATTTCTTGATTTCTTCCTCAGTAAACCAATGTTCCGATTTCAAAGGCTTAAAGCTAAAAAGCATTTTGTAGTAGGAATGCCTATCATAAATTTTATCCCATTCTTCATACATAGATTCATACTTATCAATATCTTTATGTAATATGCTAGACATCTCATTATAAGCTCTATCTATTATATACTTTCTGAAAGTAAATACTTTATCATTTCTTATGGCAACATATAAGTTGGCTGCTACTATTAAAATTATGAAACTTATCAGTATGTTCATTGCTATTCCTCCTGTTTATTTGGTAACAAGTCTTCTACATATGCCCATTTTGAATACCCCTGTAATGTTTTTTCAAGAAAACCAATTCCAATGGTATGATGACATGTTTCCATAATTCCGTTGTGACATAATACAGCCAAATAACCACTTTTCGTAGGCATATCGGCAGTAGTATGCCACACTGAATTTATCCGCCAGTTTGCACCATGCTCGAAAGCATCAGCTATTGCGTACTTATCAAAATCTCCAAAGACACAAGATGGGGTTGCTGTTTTGGCATATTCTAATGACCTTTTTTCAATATCTTCTATTTTCATTGTTTATCAATTTTTCTCATTAACTTCAACTAGATGACTGTCTATTTCCTCTATAACCTCAATAGCCGCTTGTAAGAATGCTTTATTAGTTGTACGGATATATCCTGATCCGAACTTACCCATCTTGTATTTGTCTGCCGTAAAAACGATATATTGCTTTGCAAACAGAATGTTGATACAGCATTTTAATCGTTCAATCATTGCTTGTCTCCTTTCAGTAGTTCGGGGTTGTCGTGGATGTTGCCGAGAACGTAAGAATCAAAATAAATCCTTCTTAATGGAAAAGGTCTGTTTGAACTACCAATCTGACGGTATTCAAACACGCCATTTTTAAAATAGACTTCAAACTTGGGTTCATACGCCTTAACTTGAAATATGTCACCCTCGTAGATTTCTTTTCCGTTGTCGTCATACAGCCCCGTGAACTGACCTATCGTTTCTCCACGGACATCGTATCTAATCTCTTGATTGTTTTTGTAATCTACGATTTCGCAATTACCGCTATCGTCAATTATCAGATTGCCGTAAGCCCATTGCCCGTTATCGAATCGTTTGCCACGAAAATTAATTGTCCTGCTCATTGCTCTCCTCCTTTCATAAGTTCTATTTCTCCCATATCTGTATGATTTTTATAATTTATTGAAATAAACTGACTTGTATTCTTTTCAAAACTTTTTCATTTGCGTCGTTATAAAATTGCTTGTTGACCTCAAAGCCGTACGCCTTTCTTCCCAATGAGGCTGCCGCATACAGGGTCGTGCCGCTTCCTGCGCACGGGTCGATGACAACATCTCCCTTGTCCGTGAATATCTCTATCAACCGTTTGAGAAGCGGGACAGGTTTCTGGCAAGGGTGGCATTTGGGCGTGGTGTTGTCCCTCACCCAGTCGAAGCAGTTGAAAATCATTCTCCCGTTGTTGTTGAATTTGGGCAACTTGTCACGATAAAGGATAAGACCGTATTCGCAGTTGCCGACGACCTTCATGTTTGCTTTCAACACTTGCGCCGAGAAGTCCTTGCGGAAAACCAGCGGTATGTAGTGATTTAACCCGTATTTGCGGCCTAACTCTATGAATTTGAATTGCTGTTCGTACTCGCAGAACAGTATCATGCAGGGGGACTTGCCGGCTTCTTTCGGTTCTTTCACGAGCATTTTGGAACAGAAGTGCATGAACTCTGCCGGACGGAACTCGCTGTCGGACGAGAAGAATTGTTTGCCTGCCAATGCGCTCTCGCCGTTCTTGTTGTCGCCGTCGATATACCATGCTGGGTTGCTGGCGTAGGCGTTATTCGCCAAATTATACGGCACGTCGGCTATAATCAGCTGGGCTTTTGGCAGCCCATAGACTTTATAATTTTGGAACGAATCGTTGTAAAGCTCTATGTCTTTCATACTTAACTTTCCTTTTTGCTGTATTTGTCGATAATTTCTTGAATCTGACCGGGTGTCGCTTTCTCCTTTTCACGCAGCTCCCATTCCCGTTTCCTTTCCTCCTGCCTTTTTTTGTCTTCATAGAACCGCAATAGATTCTCCCTGTCAGAATTAAATTTTTTCAATGACCTTGTCACTGTACCCGGAGTAAAAGTGCCGAAAAATTGATCGTATTTGTCTTGTTTGAATCGCTGGAAGAATACCATGAACTCGGTGAGCTTAAAACGGCCATAGCCTAAGATAATTGTCCGTGCCAGTTCGATAAAATCTGCTGGTTCCATGCCATTTCGAACTTTTGAAAATTCTGAGAGTTCAAAGAGCTGTATGGACAGCCATGATTCAGCTACGCTATCTCCAAATGTCCGGGCAACTCTTGCAATACTCGGTGCATGTCCGGTGAAACAACGCTCCTCGTTTTTGCAGTATTCCGTCTGCTTGTCAGGGCTAAAAAGGCAAAGCAGATTCTCCCCCGTCTTGTAGGCTGCTAGTATCTCCTGCTGCCAGCTTGGCGGCGATGGCTTCTGCAAACTCTGCATATCGCTCCTGTTTGGTCTTGGAATTAGGTTTTTGATGGATTCCGGATTGCTCATCTCGTGCTCGTTTTAGTTCGATTATTAACCAGCGGGCAAAGTGTTGTTGTGCATCGCTGACGCTTTTTCTCGCAATACCCTCGTTTTGAAGTTTACGGATATATGCCTCGATATATAACATCGATTCGTTCTCGTCGATGTGGTTGTTCATCGATAGCGTTTCTATCCACGTTTGATTTGAGAGTAGTTCTTCACGCAGTTCTGTCAGTGGCTTGTCAACGTCTTTGCCAAAATCTTCTTCTTTTTCTTTGCTTCTCGATAGAGAAGTTTCTTTTAAATCATTATCATTTTCATTATCATTTAAGCCCCCACTGGCTCGTTTGGCTCCCACTGGGTTATTTGGGGTCGAGTGGCTTGTTTGGCTCCCACTGGACTTTGATTTAACCGTTTCAGAGTTTTTGTTATTACCTCCTTTACGCCCGTTGTTCCGGTTTCTCTCGACAATGCCCTGATATTTGAGTTCATCTATCTCGAATTGATTCTTGAAAAACTCAAATGCCATTTCAATGTCCTCCTCTACCGTAACCTCCTCGCCAAGTTGATATTTGAATATTGCTCGAAACAGCCTGCCCAGTTGTTTGTCCGATAATCTCGATATGGGTTTATAAAATGATTTATAAATCAAAAAGCTGTCTTTCATTTATTCTCAATATTGATAGTGAATGCCCACCCGTTCAAGGTCTTGTGCTTGTCAATCTCACCGGTTTTGCATAGCTCGTTTATCTTTGATTTGAGTAACCGGATAACAACCGACTGTATTTCGGTAAAGCTCGCTATGGAGGGCTCCTTGTTATTCTTTTTCTTTTCCTCGATAATGGAGGATATAACTTGCTTGGCTATAATCATGGCTATTTTTGTTTTAACAATTCTGGGTTATGAGAATACAGCCGGCAGGTACTTGTGCCGGTAAACGTTTTTCAGATAGGTTATCATTTGGTCGTAGCTCTTGATAAAGCCCTCGTTGATAAGGTCGGCGACTTTTCTTTCCAGCTCGTACAATTCCCGCTGTTTCTTTTCTTCGCCGTATTGGTTGCGGATATTCCTTTCATGCTCGTTGAACACAATCCAGTTCAACGCTTCGCCTACTTTCTGCATGGCTTGGGGCATGAAGTCTTTCCGAACGATCTTTGAAACGGCAGAGCCTAGTTTGTTGTAGGCATCGCCGGCTTCGTTGCGGTACTTTATCATTTCGTCATAGACGAATTTCAACACCTTAACCTTAAACGACGGGTTAATCCACATTGCAAAATCGATGAACAGTAAGGGCGACATCCAAACAGCTCCTGCCTCTTTGCTCCCGTCTTTGTTGGTTCTCGATTTATTTATTATAAGTATTTGATTTATAGGTTTTTCGGAATTCCGAATTTGATCGTCGTCATTTATAAGAGCTTTTATAAACTCTTTTGTCTTACTGTTTTCGAGATAGTGGTTAACATTTTTCTTGTGGTTGTTGCCTTCGTTCCACTGTTTCAACAATTCGGATGCACAGAAAAATCCGTCTTTGGTACGTTGGGTCACATCTATGTTACCCATTCGCCTTTTCATCAGTTGGTTCGTTTTCATAGCGTATTTTCTTTGTTTATTTTAGATTCAACGACTTTGTATTTAATGGGCAATCCGGAGCAGGTGATAGCGAGCAGGGCAGAGTCCCTTTCTTCTTGGTTGCTGCGGGGTCTGTTAAACTCTATCCCGCTCATCTGGCACAACCGCTTCAATTCTTCATGGGTGATCTTGCCGTCTTTCCCTTGCCAGCACTTGCGCAACGGGGATTGCTCCATGACTTGTATTCCGTAATGCCTCAGCATTTCGACTATCTTGCGACCGGTCTCTTGGTTTCGACCTACATGCTCGCCTTTCTTGGCTGCGCTCGCCCGTGTGTCTTTCGGTGACAAATGCCAGTTGGATTTGTTTTTCCAACCTGCCTCGACATATACCGCCACTCGTTCATCGTTTTTCTTGCAGTGCTCATGAAGTTTTTTTATGCCCTCTACCAACAAGGGGAATGGGCAAACACTCATCTCCATTTTCATTTTCCTTGTGTCCAATACGGAGTAGCCGCTGCGCTCAACGTCGGGGTCTATCCCTATCAATACATCGTATTTGAGTTTTCTGTTGTATGTGGCCTGTTCTTCCATTATATTTTGTCTTTCTCTTTTTGTTCGGCAGGCGGGACTCGAACCCGCAACTGTATATTCGCTCCTTATACTCGACTTATACCGCTCTCCCGTTTGAACCACTGCCGATACCACCTAAAACACTTATGGCTTATTTCTCCCCGCAGTTCCTTCCTCCGTATGGTGCTCGACCACGTACCCGGATCGGCTTGCGGGGAATGTCTCACATTATGCTCCTATATCAGGTCTATGATTTTTGTCTTTTGAATCGCATCGAGCCGCATATCGTTAAGGCCTTGTCTCATGTGTTCTTGCATAAGGCGGTTGGCTTCGGTGATGTCTTTGGCGCAAACGAGGTTGTAGTACTTCGTTTCCTTTTCATTGCCGTTGTCATCGATGAATATGTCTATCAACGTGGCTTTGTAGAAGGGCTTGCCTTCTTCCTTCTCGTTTACTATCTCGACGACATTAGAGCGGGTGATAGAGATTACATCGCAACCTACGTATTGTTCAAGTCCTTTGGCTTCGGCCTCGGCAAATAATCCTACATCGGTGATGAAGTGTTCGACGACTTCTTTCATCTCTCCTTTGCTGTTCTCTTTTTCTACTTTCAGTTTGATTTCGTAAAACATCGCTTTTATTTTTTATCGGTTAAAAACTTCTTTGAACTTCTCGTCGAGGGCATTCAATATTCTCATTCGCTCAGCCGCTCTACCTTGATTATCAGTAGTGTAAATTCTCATTAACAATTGCTCTCGTGAGCCACAAAAACAGCCACATGTATAAAATGGAGCAACATTGGGATAGTTGTGTTTATACCAGATATGAGTAGTACCTTGTACTGACACATAGGTATCTTTTACCGTAAATTGAAGTTCTTCCGCTTCGTAATCGGGCTTGTTGGGATTTCTTGCCGCATAACTGCGGACAATACAGTCGCTGTCCTTTGCCAGTTCTGTGAGCACATCGACGGGAGTGTTGGGATTCCCTGCCACACTAATGCGGACATGCCAGTCGCTATCCTTTGCCAGTTCTGTGAGCACATCGGCGGGTGT